GACATCTTGGATAAGTGCGCCAGCCTCCCAGCGCACCAGTTGTTCTTTGGTGACATCGATGTCGCGGGTGCGAGTGATGCCTGTGATCGGTGATGTTCTTTTGATCTTCATCATCAGCACCTCTCTGCCATGTAGTCGCGTAGCTCTGTCCGCGTTATGATGCCCATGCCTTGGCAGACAGGGCAGACCTCGTAGGTGGCATTGGGCTCACCCGCGCTATCGAAGACCGCTGCGCCCTCTCTGAAGCCCCTGTCACACTGTGACGAAGGGCAGGGCACAGAGTAGTCATTGGGCCCGTAGTTATCGTAGGGTCGCAGCGATGACTTAGGCCGCACTGGATATGTCGACGACATCACAGACACCTCCTGTACATGCGAGTTCTTGGCTTGCAGTGGTATGGTCGCGGCCCTGCTCGTAGTCGGCTAGCTTCGACCAGTCCACGCCCTTCGGCATCTGCTCAAGCAGTCTCTCGTACTGGGCAGGCGGGATGTCTGTGTAAGGCGCTTGCTCGTAGGTGTGGTCACTGTGCGGGAGGAAGCTCACGCCTGACATCAGATCAAAGTGCTTGAACACCCACGCACCAACTTCAGGCCACTCATGATCTCTCACGCTGACCGTGATCGAGGGCTTGTGACAACAGAAGTTGGTCTGGTATTCTAGCCACATCTCTAGCTGCTCGATAGCCGTCATATCATTGCGTGTGAGTGCGCCAGCCGGTGCTTTCATCGGGAACGAGAACACGGTGGTCGTGGCACCATTGTAAACGCAAGGCGCATGAGGGAAACCAGCGTCTCTCATGAACGAGGTCACAGGATCTTTGTTGTCACCTCTCACGGTCCTGCAATAGAACGGCGAGTGTCTCGCATGTATCCCAGAGGCGCTGTCAACAAGGCTGCTCACGGTGCCACTTGGCTTGACACAAGTCACAGCCGCAGCCGTGTTGATCCCCAGCTTCTTGGCCCACTTGTAGTTGGTCTCTATCGCCACATCGCGAAGGCGTCGAAGCAGGGCACCGAGGCCGTATCCATTGAGCCCATTAGTGTACGGATTGTCCATGATGCCGGTCATCGACACACCGAGCAGGGCCTCGTGGCGTGTGTTTTCGCCCCAGATCGGGCGCAGGTAAGGAAACGACGTCAGCGTGGCCTGTATCGTGCCAAGGATCGTCGCCAGTCTAATCTTGCGCTCCAAGTCAGCCGGTGTATCTGTGGCTCTGACCACGACCTCCGTCAGGTTGCAGAACTGACCGCCTGTCGCCGGTATACCTTCGCCTACTTCGATCTTTGTGTGTCGCCCCTCGTTGACACGGGTTACGCCAAGCTCGGGGGTGCCAAGCTCCTCTGCGTGCGCGTCTGTCAGGCAATGCTTTTGCCCCAATAACACGATCTCCGAACATGGATTTGTGCCGAAGTCATTGCGGTGATTCCGTCCTATCATCTCAGCGTGACGCTGGGCTGCTTCGCGATTAAAGATGCCACGTTCACCTGATCCTGACTTAGCCAGCGACAGCCATTCCTCCATAAACTCAGTCGAGGTAGGCGTGTGCTCGTAAGCCACTGAGTTGTTCGATAAAGCAAAGTGCTGGTTGTCGATCCACCACTCACCAGACTTAGCCAACCGCATGTCATCGTCGCCAAGATCGCTTAGACTGATCAGCGCTGACCGGCGCACACCACCAACCACGACCACTTGGCCGATCATACAGACCAGCGAATGGACCTCGATTGGCGTGAGCTTTCTGCCCTCTGCACCCTTGAAGATCTTGACCGTGTGGTCAAAGAGTTTCTGCAATGGCTCAGGCCCCGAGGCACGGCCCCCGAATGTCTTGAGCGGTGCTCCTGCTGGCCTGACACGGCTAAGATCCCAGTCAGGCTGACGTCCCATCCACAGCAGGTTTATGAGGTCTTGGTATGCGTAGGCCCAGCCCTCTTTGCTGTCCTCGACAATGATCAATTCACTGCCATCAACGATGAACGGCGGCACCTGTGGCAGGCTATCCACGTACTTCTGTTCGCAGCTAAAGCCCACACCTGTGCCGTTCAACAGAATGTAGAGCACTTCGCTAAACGTCTGCGGGTGATCAATGGGCGTGTAGGAGCAGTTAAAGCCTGCAATGTTGCTTCGATCTAATGCGGGACCTGCAGTCATCAACGCACGCATCGAGGGCATGACCTCGCAGCCCAAGATCGCCTGCTCTAGCTCTTCAGTAAGTGCAATGTCATGGTCATTGATCCCGCCAATTTCATTGTACACGACATTGTCGATATATCGAGCTACGGTCTCGGACCAAGTCTCACGACGCCCATCTATGAATTTGGCATAGCGACTGGTGTGGATGAAACGCTGGAACTCTGTAGGTAGGTAGTTACTATTGTTGTCAGTCATTGATTGCTTTGCCTTCTAATTGATTAAGACGCATGTCGATGTACCGCCGCGCCTTCTTAAGATCGGTGATTTCGGATTCATCAGGGGTCATGCCGACATAGTGCTTTGAGCCTGCGCGAACGACGTACTTAATGACGTTGCCGCGCCAGAAGCATAAGCCGTTGCCCATGATAAATGTGATGGGTTCAATGGCCCACTTTGAATAGTGGTCAGGTGATTTAATGATGCTCATGTCTTAGCCCCGAGATTATGCTTGTCACGCATGTATCTCTCGTCCCGCTCACGTTCCTTTGCATCGATCACATGACCGCAGTTGGCCCTGCCTCTGGGCGTCAGACGCCACATCCCAGCACTCTCGGCTGGCTCGATGAAGTCGCGCATTTTAAGGATGTCAAAGATGTGCTGCACATGACGTTTGACGCAAAGCTGACTAGTGGCGACGTTCTGCACAGTGTCCCCTAGATGATCCATGAGCAGCATGTGCTCATATGTGCGAATAGCTGATTTGTTCACTGGCAGACGGGCTTCTCTGGTGGCTGCAGTCAATGTGTGACGTGGCTCGGGCTCAGGCCTGTAGATCTCAGCCTCATGGGCGGCTATGAGTTGCCCGAACACGGTCTCTTCAGCGCGGGTCATCGGGGCCTGCTTGGAGTTCCTGTTGCGATAGCTGAAGAGGTGCTTCCAGTAGCCGGTTAGGACGACGCCCTTGAGCGGGTGAGGCGCTGCGCCAGCAAAGTGGTGCTCTTTAATCTGCTTATTATTGGCTGTCATCTTTCGTAGGCTCCCAAAGTTTTATTGTCGATGTTTCCTGATCCCAGTCTTCGAAGCGCAGTATTCTCGCGCACCTCGCCTGCTGCAGGGCGTCGGCTGCTGTGAGCCCCGCCTTAAGATACGCGGCAACCACCAGATCCCAGTGTGGCTGTGGACCAAGCACCTTGGCTGCTGTGACTGCTCCGATGCGGGGGCATCCCATGTACCCATCGGTCGGATCGCCAGTCAGAGATTGCGTGAGAAACGCCCGATCAGCATCTGCGACTGAGATGTCGTGGTGCTCACCTGACACGGGGCGATAGAGCTTGGCAGGCAGGGTCAGCATGTCTTTGTCGTCGCTGACAATGACGCCTTTAGAGTCAGGCGCAGTCGCAAGGATGCCCATGATGTCATCAGCCTCAAGCATCGGCTCTGAGTGCCAGAGGTATGTCTGCTTTGCCCACTGCACCGCAGCCCCATAGCCCACCGGCTTGCGTACCTTCTTGCGACCACCTTTGTACGACGGCAGCACCTCCTTGCGGAAGTTGTCACGGTCGCTAAAGCACAGGATAAAGTTGGCCGTGTCGAGGGCCTCGCAGACCTCCTGCAGTGTCCGCTGAAAGATCGACTTGGCCTCTTTGAGGTCAGTCTGTAGCGACCAAAGATCATCGCCCCAGTCTACCTCCTCTTCGGCGGCAGCGCAGGCTCTGTATAGGTAGAGGTCGGCGTCAATCAGCAGGATCTCCTTGCTTAGTAACTGCTCTGAGTATTTCATCTAATTGTCTCCGCATTCTTATGCCTGATTCAGTTATTACCCAGTGGTTGGCCCACTGTTCGTTGCTTGGGTGGTCATCCGCAGCCGTCGTTATCCAAGCCTCCGACGCGGCCATGCCGACGTAGAAAGCGCCCTCTCGGGCAAAGCGGGATTTGACGGAGAAAGACCGCCGGTGGGCACGGTCGAGCACAAGGTAAATTGCCATCGTGTGCGCCATCTGCTCGTCGATCTCAGTGGGTGTCAGCCCAAGTTCTTCCAACGCTGAAATCGGATGCGATGGAGATGTTTGTTTGGAAAGCGCGGCCTGCTTCTTCCGCCATTCGTCCAGTGATATCACCGACATGCTCGGCCACCTCCTGTGTTTGACATGCGATTTGAACTTCGTCGTGTATCCAGCCGACCATGTAGGCTTGGTCGCTGATCTGCTTGATTTCGTGGTCGATCAAAGCGACCCATTTCTTGCAGAGTATGGCCCCTGCACTTTGCAGTAGCTGGGACAGGCATTTGTGCTCTGAGCCACCGCGTATGATCAGACGCCGCCCATCGAGGCCTTTGAGGTAGCCACGCCGCTTGAACGCCCTGCTGATGCCTCTCTGGAGCGTGGCAAACGCTGGAACCTCGCGGTCGTAGTTGGCCTTGAGCTTCTTGCCGAGCTTGGCATCGCCGCCAGCCACTTTGCCGACGAGGGTATCACCCGCGCCATACATCATTGAGTAGACCACGGTCTTGGCAGTCGGACGATCCACACCGAACGCCTTGGCATTGTACTGGTGAATGTCGCCGTCGAGGATTTGGGCTGTGAAGTCGGGGTCGTTAAGGTAATGAGCAAGGCACCTCAGTTCGAGGCCTGCAAGGTCACTGCCTAGTAGCACCCAGCCGTCGGGCACCGTGAACAACTCTCGACACTCCTGACCAAAGGACAGACGAGCGGCAGGCACTTGTGCAAGGTTAGGCGACCGGTGGCTTGCGCGGCCTGAGATCGTGCCGCCCGAGACAATCTGATGTCTAATGCGCCCATCGCTATCGACGCGCTTCATCCACGCCTGCCTGCCTTCGGCTAGCTGTCCAATGCGCTTTTGAAGCATGAACATCTCGGCCAGCTTCTGCGCCTCGGGATACTCGGTCAGGCTTCCGAGGATGACCTCGTTAATGACCGCGTGGCCGTCTCCCGTATGGTGCCTTGGCTCCCATCCATACTTAGATCGCAAGCAACGCTCGATATGACGCCTGCTTGATGGGTTAAACTCAACGAGCTTTTTCTTAATAAACGGCTCGTTCTTCTTGTAGCCGCGTGTCTTGTTGTCTCTTGCAGGGATAAAGGTCTCGCTGATCTCCCAAGGTGGAAACAGGGTATCGAGGTCTTTGCTTAGAGCCTGCCGCTTCCCTGCCAGCTTGGCATACAATGCCCCCGCCTTCTGCTTATCAAAGGTCCAGCCGTTGTTACCAATGCGGAAGCAGATCTCGGCAAGCTGGTGCTCCAAGTCTACCGCCACCTCAGATGCGTGGGCGCCCATAAGCTTGTGATAAAGCTGCACAGTGACATTGACGTCTTGGACGCAGTACGACAGCATCTCTTCCGAGAACTTCTCCCAGCCGCCATCATAGTCATCCTTGAAGTTGCCGATACGCAGTCCCCAAGCTTTAAGTGAGTGAGAGCCCCAGAGCCGCTTAGGAAAGTCTTCTGTGTCGCGTTGTGCTGCAACATCCTCGCCCATCAAGTCGGCGTGGATCAGGCGCGAGAGCACCAGCGTGTCTGTGACTTTGCCTTTCGGCTTGAACCAAGGATGAACGATTTGGATCGCTGGTACATCGTAGCCTATGATATTGTGGCCGACGATCTCATCTGCATCTTGGAGGTAACGTAGGCCTCGACACAGGGCGTCCCTGTCGCGGATGTCAAAGGTCTGCACACGGCCTGTGTCAAGGTCTCTCAGAACGAGGCAGTGGATGCGGTTGATGGTGTCGAGCAGGCCGTTGCTTTCTAGGTCAAAAGCAAAGCGGCTGGGTCCAGCAATGTAATTGCTCATCCTGTGCATTCTCCCTGATCTGATTGGCAAAGGTACGCCTCGTCATCGAATATCCAGTCGCCTTGGCGGCTGACGAAATCGCCAAGCTGGGCATAGGTTTGATCTGCAGCAAATGCGGCTCGCTTGCCCAATGCTTTGGTTTTGTTGCGTTCTAAATCGGCCCACCATTGGAAACGCTGTGGGTAGTCTCTTGCGAGTGCCGCTCGGGTTGCTTCGCTCTTTAGAAAACAGCCATCGCAATTCCCCAGCGGTGTGGAGCCGTTGATATTAGCTAGTTGCAAATCAAATGGCTGGGCTTGCCAGAATGCCATGACATCGCGCTTGCTGACGTTTGCATCGTTCAGTGGATACCAGTTTTCCCAACGCTTATCTGTGCTTTTCTTAACCCGCCGCCGTTCATCGCCACGTATGCCAAGGCATTGCGTCCATTGCTTCCAGCCTTGTTTGACCAGATACCTTTTTGACGTCAGCACTTTTAATTCACTTGTGCAGAACCGCCGATATATGTTTGGCAAAATGCCCGTACTGTCAGTTAACGTGGTGAACGGTTCACCATTACGTGACGCTGAATTGTGTGAAACAATATCGTAAGTAACCTTCCCATCGCGGCGGTTATACTCAAGCCATGTGATGTGTACGTTCCAACGGTCTGAACATTCTTGCACAAAGTCCAGCGTTTCGGGCATCTCTCGCCCAGTGTTGGCAAACACAACCTTTGCGCAATCAGGCAAGTAGCCATTGGCTTCCAGTATTTCATGCAGCATATACCCGCTTGTGCGGCCACCGCTGAAACATATTTGCACATTACCATCGGGCAGTTTGTAGGTCATATTGATTTGTTCCTTGTCGCGTTAACTAAGTGTCTAGAAAGGCACGTCGCTATCAAACTCAGCATCGACCTCACTGAGCCGCCCACTTGCCATGTCATAACGCAGCGATCCTGCGAAACCGACTGAGCCAGTGTGGCGGTTCTTTAGTACGACCAAGTTCCTGAGCCCCGCTGTGGGGTCTTCGCTGTCCACCTCCAAACCAATGCAAGCATCAGCAAGCTGTGCAATCGCGTGACTGCCACGTAGCTGGCTTAGTTGGACCTTTGCCCCGCCCTCATGCCCTGCTTCGGACTGTGGCCGTCTCAGGTGGCTGACAACGAACAGGGCAATGTCTAGCTCTTGAACTAAGACACGTAGATCATTCATTATCTGATCTATG